TCGGAATTCCTCTATGCTACGGCCTTCTGAGATAGCTTTGTGGGCCAGATCAGATTTGTTGTGTCGTGCGCCAAGCTCAACAATTTGAGCAGCGTTACGTTGAGCGGCTTTGCGGGCTTCTGCCTCGACTGCCGCGATATCAAAGTTTTGTTCTGACATAATTCTCACCTTTTTTGAGTCAGTTTTTATCACGGGTTCAGGTGAAGACTCGCAAGAGCGCCCCACGCCTACCAAGGTCGATTGGTCAGCGGGAATCGATACCAGCGATGCTTCCATTGGCTTCCAAGACTTCGCCACAAATGTGTCTTTGTCTTTTCGCTCAAGTTTGCCGATAGAATATCCGATTGAGATATTTTGCTTAATGCCATCAGCCACATCTTGTAGAGCTTCGCTGGCAAGCTGGCTTTTTCCAAAGCGAGCTGTCGCACGGAGTCGCCGCGCCGAGCCATCAAGTTCTACAGATTCAATTATCCCTACTTGCTTTTCGGGATCATGGTCAAGCAACAATGGCGCTCGACCAGAATTCAAAAATGACAAATCTATTGCCTCAGAAGAATGCTCAAGCACCTCCATACCAAACGATCTTTGCACTGGGTATTCTGAGCTGATTGACATTCTTACGGTGCGAGCGTCTTCGTCAATGGCTTTATCGTCTAATGCCATTGCTCGATGCTCAATTGCCGCAACATCTTTGCGATCTTCTTCTAATATCGCTTCTTCGATAGTTGCTTCAACCACTTCTTCTGTAACTTGTTGTTCTTCCATGGGTTTTTCCTCAATCTCTATCTTAAATTTTATCACAATATCACGAAACTAATGCAATCAATTAGTGAATTGGAAAAACAGCATTTTCAGACAACGGCTTTTCTTTGTAAGTCGTTGATTTTAATCGCCTTTTTAAAACGAAAAGATCTGGTATCAAAAGTATAAAAATTGCAATCGCTATCAAAAAAATACCGACCATGGTTATGATCGTGACGATGGTTCTTGCCAATAAATTAAAAAATTTAATCACCATTTTCGTCCATAGCCTCTGGCATTTTTTGAACCCCATATGGTTCAAGACCATATGAAATGCCAAACTGCTCCATGAGAGCCCTGTCCCTAGCAATCTGGCTTAATAATTCCTCAGAATCTTTGCCGTAGTTTGCAGCCACATCTGATAAAGACAATATACCAGCTTGCAAGCCAGTTATTGCTGCGGTCATTTCTTTTTGTGGATCAACCCAATTCCAAGACCTTCCGCGAAATTCAGCAGCGTTAGCAAACTTTTCATACTGCCTAATTGGTATTCCAAAAGAGTCCATCTCCATTGAAGATTCAAGCCATGCCTCAAAGACTGGTCGAATAAAATGCTCAATTAAAAATTCTTGAATGTTTGAATAAAAGTCTCTTTCGTCAAGCGCCCCTTGCCTGATCGAGCTATAGCTAGTGGCTTCAAGATCATTCGCCAGTGCAGTGTATGATACGCCAAGTCCAGATGCGATGCCTTTTAAGACAGCTTTGTGGAACGAATCAAACTCGCTGGTCGGGTACTGCGGATCAAAACTTTTAAAATCTACTCCGGCTGGTAATTGGTGCATCGATCCAGGACTTGCGTCCATTATTGGCACGTTGCCATCTAACTCATCAGCAACAAAACCGTCACCAGCAGGAGACGTGAAAAAGCCCATCTTGCTGGCACCAACTCTGGCAGCAACAATTGATGCTTCTCGCCATCCATCAAGTTGCTTGATTGATGTAATTGCAGACGCTGCCCACGGTTCGCCGCGAGTCTGTCCGGCCCTTCGACGCATGTAGATATGAATGACCTTATCTGCTGGTATTCTAATGTGCTTTTTCGATTTGCTGATCGAAGTATGTTCAAAATCCCCAGGATGATAGGTCAGTAAATGATATGCAACTGGCCGTTTAAAATTATCTATCTCAATGCCCATCCGAATGTCATTGCCGTTTGCGGATTTTTGACTGAGCCTTTCATCAACCTGATCAGGCTCAATAAACTCTAAGGCAAACGAGTCTTTAAAAGATCCGCTTCTGTGCTTAATAACAAACACCTCGCCATCTCTTGCCAAACCTTCCATAACCAACTTTTGAGCGTCAACAAATGACAAAGAACCATCAACAGTACAATTTCCTTTTCTTTTCCAAGCATTAAACGCATTTTCGACGGCTTGATTGCCAAGCATGTCCAAGGTTCCGCCAGCAGCAAGCGCCTTTGATTGGTATGAAACGCCTTTTTTTCCAATTACATTGGATTGCAAAAGCTGCAAATATCGGCGCATGTATGCGTTATTTCTGGCTAAATCACGAGATCTTGCCCTAATTATGGTTAAAACTGTGGATAATTCAGAATCGGCAGACCTTTCTGAGTGATTAAAGTCGGCAAAAAGTCGCCCAGTATTTGCGGCACTATAAGCTCTTTTGAATATTTTTGGCTCTGATTTTGGCTTTGATTTAAGGAAGTCAAAAATAGCCATTTAAAACCTCACCTTGATCGTTGCTCCGCCGCTCTTGCCGCGCTTTAAAAGCTCTTTGTTTTTGTGGTTATTGACTTCGCGCTTGTAATATTCTCTAGCATCAAGCAATTCCTGAAAAGACAACTTGGTCAATGATCGACCAGCGACCGAATAACTAGCAACATCCGAGTCAGCTTTGCCTTGCAAAATGGTTTCAATCTTATCAACCATTATCTCAGCATGAACTCTTGGGTCTGCCTGGTTATTGTCTAGGTCTGCAACGATAAAGAAGTCGCCAGAATCAACGACAATTCTATTGCTTGACGATGTTTGCGTAATTTCTAGCTGCCAGTGATAAGAACCTGGCAAGAAAGTGGCGCTTGTATCGCTTGATACACTAAAAAGGTAATAATCATTTGTTGATGAAACAGACTGAGGGATTTTGATCTCAGATGACCCGCCAGCAGTTATTCTTGCGACATATTCGGCGGTATATCCGCTTAACGTAGGATAATCTTCTGAAAGGTCTGAACGCTTCCACTGAACGAAGTCGCCAACAACCAACTCAGAAGGCTCTCCTTCAGGAGAACTTATTGCGTCAAATAGATTTGCCATGTGTCATCGCCATGAGTTAGCAAAGCCGCCAATCGCTTTTTCGTAAATTGGCGGTCGATTTTTTGTGTTTAAATCTTGGCTTTTTATTTTATCTGGCTCTGCATTTTTATCAATCCGGTCAGAAAGCGCCTTGACATTAACTCCCAGTATAGCATATGCGGCTATTCCGTACACCATGCAATCTAAAGCCTCATTCCTTGGCCTGACCTTTTGGTACATTCGCCTTTTAAAGCCTCTGTGGTAGCGTATAACGGCTTTTTCAGCAGTTAACTGCCTAAAGTAGTCATCTGGCAAAGTATCGGCAAAATGAACATAACCAGCGCCTGGCTCTTGCTTTTTTAATCTTGCAAACATCAAGTCTTTGATTGTATCAACGCCAATGCCAAATAATGGGCATTTTGCAATATTGTTTTTGCTTGGCCTGCCAGCGATCGGCTTGCCATCCCCACCAATCCCCTTGATCGCGAATATTCTTCGCGCCATGTTCTTTTTACAATACTGATAAACGCTGTTTGTAAAATGGCCGCCGCTATCTACGCAGGCACCCCGTATTATCATAGTCCTTCCAGATTCTGTTGTGTGTTTAGTCATCAGTATGGAATCAAGATCAGTCCACAATTGCGGCGTGCTTGGATCGCCAAAAAGAGTCTTGTGTGATATAACATAGCACTCTCCCTCCTCTTTTCCCCATCCCAAGGTACTGATTTCTAAGCGATTATCTTGCACGTCGATTCCAGCGGTCATAATTACCACGTCATCTGGGATTTTTTCCATCGGCTCGCGGCGCTGGGCCAGATCAAGATCATCAATGGTCTCACCCTCATCTTCCCAGGTTTCTGCCAAATAAGTGTTTACAAACACTCGTAGCTGCTCTGGATTCTTTTTGACGGACACAAACTCGGCAGCACCATAAGCCAGGCTTGTCCACGGCGAGTATAAACCGCTGATTTTAAATCCAGCAATTCCGTTGAATTCAGCGTGAGGCACCCACTGCCCATTGCGCACTGACCAAATGCGATCAGAGTCTGACCAAATAACGGCGCATTCTTCGCAACAGTACCCAGCAGTTTCTGGCTTGTCCTTTTCCCACTGGACGTTTGCCCAGACAAGCTCTTGATAATGATGGCAGTGCTTGCAGGGTACATGGTAGTGCCTTTGGTCAGATTTCTCAAAAGCGTCTTCGATACGGCTTGCGCCCTTGTTGGTCGGAGTTGAGACCAAAATTATTTTTCTGTTCCAAAAAGTCGCCGTTCTTTTGCGGCCAAGTTGGATGGGGTCTCCCTCAGTTCCGGCAGATGGCGGGAACCTGTCAACCTCATCCGCCAGCATTATCCTAATCGGTCTGCTCGCCAAGCCTGATGGACTATTAGCGCCAACAATCGTTAAAGCCCCGCCAGGAAAAATCTTGTGCAAAGTGGTATTGCCAGAATCGCGAGACCTTGGATCTTTGACCTTATCCCTCAAGCATGGCGTTGAAGCCAGCAATCCGGCAGCGACTCGATCCTTTGAGAAAGCCTGGCCCATCGACAGCGTTGGCTGCAAAACA